GAGTTGATATAGTCGATCTGCACTTCTCGGTCGGTCGCGAAGCCACCGACGAAGATTCGCTTGGCATTCGGAGCAACGCCGAGGTGGGTCGCGTCGAGGAGGTCTTGGGTGTCATTGACCTGAACGCTGGTGACCGTCACGCCCGAGCCGCCGAACGTGAACGTAAGACCTTGTGCCGAAGTTGCCATCGAGAAGCGCCTCCTGCGCGAATGTGTGTACTAGCCGACTACCACGACGGCTCAGTCCACCTGATCTGATACAGTTGCCTGGTTTCGTAGGCCGGAGGCAGTTGTGCTCCGACTGAGGTTGGGTCGAGATAGTCATCTACCTCGGAAACAAGCCTCATATCATGTATTGTAACCCCTGCGACGGTGCCGATGTAACCATTCAGGGCGATTCTGACGCGGTCAGCCAGGATGCGGGCATCGTCGTGCCGCATCGCCCAGGAGGCGATCTGGAGGTTCACCTCGGGCATCAGAATCGGGCCGTTGAGGGCCGTCTCGCGGGCGATTGTGGCCCGGCGGTAGACGATAAAGGGGAAATCAGCCCCCTTGGGCACCGCGACCGGGAAGATGTTGAAGCCCACCAGGCGGGCAACGCCGGGCGAGGCGACCAGTTTGTGGTAGACGGCGTTTTCGGCGGATACCAGCATTAGGCGGCCCTCGAAACCTTATCGACTTGGTCTGCAAGAGCTTGCATTAGCGTGCTCATAACGGCACTGCCGGAACTGCGAATCGCGGCCTCCATCTTGCCCGCTGCCGGCATGGCGCCGTAGGTGTCGCCGCTCTCCAGGGCCATCAGAAATTCGCCGGGGTAGCCGCGGCCACGGAAGTTCTTGCGTTTCTCGTAACTGCTCATAATAAAGAAGTTGCCGCGGCCCAGGCGGTCAAACTCATCATTCCGCAGCCACTGGTTTCCGTCCCCGACCCGCCTGAAACGGCCGTTGATTCGCTGGTGGACGTTGACGAGCGTGCGGCGGCCCTGCGTTCCCGGCCGGCGGGGGCCGGTTCCGAACTCGTGGAGCCAGGCGTGGTTTCCCGCGCCCCTTTTAAGAACGTCCCACTCTTCACCCTCTTTTACATGAACGGGGCCACCAATCGCTCCGCCGACTCCTGGCCGAGTCTTCTTCCTGAACTGCCGAACAGTTACGCTTCGCTTTAAGTTTCCCGTCACAGTCGGAAGGCTTTGAGCATACGCAGCCATGACCTTCTGAGCGCCTTTTCGGCAGGCATCGTTTAGTGGCTTCTGGGCGTCAATCCCAGCCCTGACAGCCGCCCGAAGCAGGTTTGCGACGAGGTCTTCGAGCCCATCGACGCTGAAAGACAGAAACCCGCCGGCGATCGACGATCCAGTCTGGCCGTCGCGGACGATACGCTGCGTTGTTGATGGGGTAACGATAGCCATGCTAAGTCAACTCCCTCGCCAGAATCTCCAGAATCTCCCGGCCCATGCGGTCGGTGACGCTGGCGATCTCCATCGTCCTATTCCTCCAGACTATCCTGTGCTCGTGCGTCACGTCGTCGCGATGCCGGATGCGAATCCGGTGGGTCGCCACGACGTTGGCCTGCTGGGCCTGCATGATGTCCCGGCTCGAGAGCCCCTCGACGGCAGCCCAGACCGTCGCGACGGTCGTGTCCCACGCCAGCGTCGTCTCGCCGGAGCGGCTGCGAACCTCGCGGGGCGACTGAATCGTCACCCTCTCTCGCATCTTGCCGATGTCGAGGCTCATGCGATCGTGCCCTCGCCGACGACGATGATGTCATAGGTCGCGCTGACCGCCGCCTGAATCCGCAAAACCTTGGAAGACGATGTCACCGGGTAGCCGGCTGCCGTCGGGGCGAAGATCGCCGCGGCGCCGCCGGCCGGGAGCGTAAGAAACGAGATGTCAACCTCGCCGGAATCGTATTGATTCTGAGTCTGAAAAGGCCCGCCAGACCACGGGTTGGAGAACTGCGGGGACGTGTCCGACTCGGTGTACTTGTGGACGATCACGCTCGCCGACTCGCTGGTGTTCGCGATGTAGATCGCCTTGATCGCCGTGAACGTCACCGTCCCGCGGTCGTCGGATAGCGACTGAAGGTCGATGTCGTTGTTCTGCGACGCCTGGGTGACCGAGTCGCTCCAAACCACCTGGGCCTGGTTCGCGCCGGTGCCGTCGGACAGTTCCAGCGAGTACGAGGCTGGAGTGGCTCGCAGCGTCTCCGAGATGTCGCCGCTCGAGGACTCGTGGGCAAGGATTGACAGCAGAATCTGGGCATTGAGAGGCATTGGTCTAAGTTCCCATGACGTAGATTTCGTATTCCTCGTTGCCGGTGCCGCCGATGCGGAGGAGGCTTCCGCCGGCGGTCGTGCCGAAGCCGTCGCTGTTCGGGCACGACAGCATGAACGTCCCACCCTCGCGGATCGGGTAGCCCCGCAGTGACAGGCCGCCCAGGTTGATCATCGGCGAGAAGTTCCAAGCCACCGTATCCGGCAGAAACACGCTGAACTGGCTGCCCGTCCAGCCGGCCGACAGGGCGATCTGGTGGTTCTCAGAGAGGTTCCTGACGTACAGCAGCTTGACGACACTGAAGCCCTCCTGGGCCAGGTTCACTTGGTCATAGCCGCCCAGGCCGATCACCCGGCGATCACTCCAGACTGCCGTGCAGTCGCCCACGTCCACAGTAAAATCGACTGTGTGATCCTCGACGGACGAGGTGAGCCCGCTCTGCCGGTGGACGCGAGCCGCGACAGCGGCCTGCACCTGGGCCTGGAGCGTCATCGGTAGCCCCCCCAGCCACTGGCCGCCATCAGCGTCTCGAACGTGTGGGGGACGGGAATGACCTGCGAATACGATGCGAAAACGGGCTGCCGCATCTCGTACCAGTGGGCAACGAGGAGGAGCATCGCCTGCTTGAGAATGCTCGGCACGCTGGCCCCCGTGGCCCCGTAGCCGGCCTGCCACTCGACGGTCACGCTGTTCTCGTCGCCACGAACCGCCGGCCAGACCTCGTTGTAGAGCGGGTAGACGCGGCCGGGGACGATGTTGGCGTCCACCTGAAACTGGTTGCTGGCAGAAAGCAGCGTCTGGTTGTTGCCGGCCTCGTCGCGGTAGGTGATCGTCACGGCCGCCGCCGCCATCGGCGGGCGAGGCAGGATCAGTTCCCAGAGCGGAAACACGTCATAGCGAGCCTGCCAGGTCTGGTTGATCATGGAGAGGTCGAGAATCTCCTCCATGTACTCGCGGGCGCAGGTGATCAACGAAGAGATGTAGGTATCGTCATCCGAAGTATCGACGCGACACTGCGTCTTCGCTTCGGCAAGGCTGACCGGCTCGGCGGCCGGCGGGGTCGCCCGCACGAGGCTGCGATACGGCGTGATCGACGAGTCGGGATTCTGCGGCGAGCCGTAGACGATCGTGACAGTCACTTGCGCTTCCTCCTCTTGATCGGCTGCTTCATGACAGCCTGCTCAACGTCCTGGGCCGCTACGGCCCGCTCGACGGGGTCTTCCTTGACTTCCTCGATCATTCCGCGGGCGATCATCACGCGGGCCATGCCGTCGCCCCAGTCGAACACGGCGCCGACGCGATAGCCGTTGAAACTCTTGAGGACGCGAATCTTCACTTGATGAACCCCCAGGCCGCCTCGGGCGGGTTGCGGTCGCTGTTCCAGAAGTCGGTGCAGTGCTGGAAGACCTTGCCTTCGGGCGAGTTGCGGCTGGGCCAGGTGATCATCAGTTCGGCGTGGCCGACGCTGATCTGGGTGGCGATGCCCAGCTTGTTGCCGGCCCCCGCGAACGACCGCCAGAAGTGGATGTCTTCATCGACGTGCCCACCGCGGAAGTCTCCGTTCTCGTTGGCGCTGGCGATGAACCAGGGCTTCTTGACCTTCTTGAGGGCCGCGGTGCGAATGAACGTGCAGCCGAAGTGGGCCGTCTCGACCAGTTGCACGGGCTTCGAGAACCAGTCGTCCTCGACGGTCATCTTGTCCTCCGGCTTCACGCCTGGGAGGGCAAACATGACTGTATTGGCCTCACGCTTGGTCTGGAGCGGGGCGATCGCATCGACGCCGGAGTACACCATCAGCGTCAGAAGAGCCTCCACCGTTTTGGCGGTGAAGATCGTATCGTAATCGAACGTGAGGATTACGTCGTGCTCGTCGATCACGTCCTCCATCACGGTCTGGAGGCATTGACCCCAGAACGCGCCGGTATGCTTGATCGGCGAGATGCGATGAGGCGCAAGAGCCTGGGCCACACAGAAGAAGTTGTCTGTGAAGCCCAAGCGGGGCGTGCTCATCAGAGCAGCCACCTTGAGGTCGGCCTCGCAATCACCAACGCGGACAAGCATCTAACGCTCCTTGTAGGAGCGGGCGCGCTTCCCTGCGCCTTTGTCGGCCGTCCTGGCCGTCCCGCTATGTACGGGACTCAGCCAACCACCCAGCCGATCAGACCCTTGCCAGCGGCGTTGGTCGGGGCGACCTCCGCACGGCTCATGCCAGCGACGATGCCGAGGGTGGCCGACGCGCCGGGCGTCATGCTGACCTTCAGGTATCGCTTCTTGGCCTTGCAGTCGATGTCCATCTGGACGATCGCTGCCGAGTTGGTGTCGCTGACCGCGGGGATCGTGAACCCCCCGGCGCCGCCACCAACCAGAGCCGTCACGTCGGTGTAGTCGGAGTCGTTGTCGGACTCCTCTA